CTCACGGTTTTTGAATTGCTGGTCTTCCAAGTCGATACCGAATCGACGACGAAGCCGCTCTTCTAGCATACCACCGAGACCTAATTGGAACCACGTATTTAACGTGGGCTCGGTGCAAATGCAACGTGATATCTTGTCGTTCTTAGGAACAAAGCTAAGGCGTGAGCCTCGCACTACTCTTGCTAACCCGTACTCTGCTTGGCGTGCCTCTTCGGCAGCGAGCCATTCCGGGAGACTTGAGAGGCAGTGCTTATACCAAAAGGCAAGTGAACTGTTGCTGCAGGTAAGCGGCGACGAGAAAAGTTTCGAGTAGAAGTCTCCACTCGAAGCTTGGATATTGGACCCAGGGCCGACGCGCGCGTAATTAAATACCTCGCGGAGGTCGTCACAGAGTCCAACATTGCCATTAAACCCCTCACGCTTACAAAACCAAAAGCTGTCAACGGCCACCTTAAAGCCGTTTAACAGCATTTCAGCTTTCCAACGTTCTCCCTCTGTTCTAAGGAGGGAAAGGTCGGGCAGAGTCCATTTCTCGCAGCGATGATTTGCTTCGAGAAATTTCAGCAAGGCAGCTGAATCCGCCGGATCGGTTGCCTCATACTCCCACTTTTTAAGGAGGGAATTAGAGATCGACACAGCTGCTGCCTCCTGGATAGACATTCCAGGCCAGAAAGACCCCCGAAAGGGAAGATTCTGATCTAGCAGGTCACTTTTGAGGCTAGAAATCAGAGCATCTGATTGGATCATCGAGATAACTCCTATCTTATCGAATCAACTTCCCACTATGTCTCAGAACCGATACGGAAAGTCATCCCACTTGTCATCCAGCTTTTGACTGGACTGAGGGTGAGACAAAATGATCCTTCCATAGGTCCAGTGAGCAGCTTTGATAAGCTGGCTCGCGACATAGGTGATGATCGTGTGAAGAAGTCTCCAGAGCATTTGCTCCAGGAACGAACGCACGAGCAGAGACATACCCTTCACGGGAGTGTCCCTGTCAGCAAGGTATCAACGAGGTCGTTGATCTCCTCGATAAGCGTACCCGAAAGATACGCAACGAGTGCCTTGACTTCATCAGGGTTGTATGACTCGACGCCGGCAGGGAGGTCCAGCAGAAGGCGGGACGTGATCAGTGCCGGGACGCCAGCAGAGACGAAACAGCCCTTTCGGACTATCCATTTGTACTGGTTGATAGGAATCGAAGCGCGGAGACCCGTCACGGGATTCGCCGCAGGCAGACCCTTCAAGGGGTTCGGCTTGTGGAACGTCGACGTGAACGGTGAGGCCGCAGTGTTGGGCGTCGCAGTACCCATGCCAGTCATACTGGTCACGGTCTTTTGCTTCGCTGACAACACCGGAGGCGTATCATCCACCTGTGTAAAAACAGGTGTTGCAAACCCGGTTAAGGGCGTGCCCGCGATCGATGCATCCGGACTCCAGGCTTGGAGCCGCAAATGGGATCCTGCAAGGATCCGCATGAGATTGAACATGGAAGTTACTCCAAGTGAACGAAGAAGCTACATACAAAGCGATGTGGTGCTAACCACGTATGCGGCGAGAAGTAGCCTGAGCTTGGCCAATGAGCGCAGTGATATTCAACCACCGCATCCCCAGACCCGGTATCGCAAATTCCAATGGTGGAACGAGCGACCCAGTATAAGGGGATCTCTGCACAGTGACTTTTGCACAGTTAGCAAATTGTCCGGGAGAAAAGCTCCCCTCACGTCGAAACGACGGAGAGGAGGCCTGAAATACAGGTTGAATAGATAGGACGGTTGCTTTTTCCGTCCGTTTCGATCCAACGTTAATCCAGGCCACCAACGCTCGATTGATCGTTGCAGCTTCGATTACCGCACCTAAACCGATGAAGTAATCTACTACGAAGGAGTAGGGTAACAGTTCCCAAAGCGTAGGGATCCAGTCTGCTGGTTTGAACCCAGATTCAGACGCAAGACCATCCCAACCAGAACGGTTGATGAGCTGGCCGTACATCTTGACTGAAAGTTCAAGACTACGCTCTGCCACTGCCGATATCGCTACCGATCCATAAGACACAGTACTCAATACAGGAGCACCGATCCTAGAATCACCCGCTTTTGCCCGTACAAACTCAGTTGGCGGCCTGTAGACTATGGCACGGACTAACGCCTTTTGGGCGTCGTCAATGTCTTTCATCAGAGGCAACCAACCAAATACGGACTCCAAGTAGCATCCTGAGATAGCACGTTGTACTGCAGTTCTCATCGAGGGCGACCTCATGGTCGCGGCTCGGTTGGACAGTCGATGAACCCGCTTGGCTTTTCGAGCGGCGGATTCGGCTGCCTTGCAGTACTTAAACATGCTCTCATACAACGACTTTAAAGGTCGTCGCATACTATGAAGAGTCTGACCGATCTCGCCTAAGCACACCAGCCCTTGCAGGGCCGTTTGTGCACTTTTGGCTTGAGCGGCGAACTTCCTCAAAGCCCAGATTGGAGGGTCACTAAGGGTACCAGGAAAACCAGGATTAACTAGCACCGACAGAGTCGGAGTTAGCATCCCACGAATCCTGACCTTCCGCTTGCTTACCATTAGACGTTCTGAACGAGTTGAGATCAACCCGTCCATTAGAACGAGCGCCGAAAGATTCGAACCTTTCAGCGTAGAGACTTGTTGTAGCACTGTCATGATTGGCGATTTTCTTTCGCCAATCACCAATCGAGTCCGGGTTCACTGTACGGGTCTCATTCCACACTCCATTCTTGGAGTTCGAGTGGCGTGAGAGTGCCGTCCAGGTATTAGGACCCTCTTGAAAGACAGAAGTGTACAACCCGAGGTCATAGGACCTCGATCTCGTTTTGGTAGTCAAGGTTAGCTCCAGGGGCAGCAAGCCCCAGACGAATGTCATCTCATGCTTCAAGTAGCAGTTAGCTACTGTAGAAGTCGCTGCGTAGCCTCGCGGCTGTGCAGTCCACGGTCTTAACCGTCACGAGGG